AATAGAATCAGTAAAAGAATTAAGACAGGAAGTAAATGATCTAAAGAAAAAAGTGAGTTAGAGATATTTACTTGATATTTATAATATAGTTATACACAATAATAATAAGGAGAAACAGTTATGGCCGATCAAGAGACAAAATTCTCAGAAGAAGAATTGAAATCTTTACAAGACCTACAAACATCATATCAACAGAAACAACTTCAATTTGGACAATTAGAGGTTCAAAGGTTGTTAGTAACACAACAATTGGATTCACTTGATAGTGCAAAAGCCAAGTTGGAAGTTGAATATGGTGAAGTTCAAGATACTGAACGAAAGTTAGTTCAATCGTTGAATGAAAAGTATGGTCCTGGAAATTTAGATCCAGCAACAGGAGTATTTACTCCTGCACCAGCCCCCGTAGAAACTTCAGAAACTATTTAAAATAAACTCCCCCAAGTATATCGTTTGAGAAAGTTAGGCTATATTTATAGTAAATATTTATAGTCTAAAAACGACTAATTTAGTTATTTAAATTATAATAATAGGAGAAATAAAATGGCAGAAAGAATCGTATCGCCGGGTGTGTTTACGAGAGAACGAGATTTATCCTTTCTTCCTCAAGGAATTGCAGAAATTGGAGCATGTATAATTGGACCAACTATTAAAGGTCCTGCATTTGTTCCAACGGTAGTTAGGAATTTCCAAGAGTTTGAAGAAATGTTTGGGTCTACGGACAAACGTTATTATACACCGTACACGGTAGAAAAATATTTAGGTAGTCCTGGAACTGTTACGATAGTTAGGGTACTTAATACTGCAGGATATTCAGTTGATACTCTTGCAATTACAACAGGAGCATCTTCAGCAGCAACATATGGAAGTGCATCCGTTTCAATCACTAATATGAGTGATGGTAATAAGTTCGCTGTAACTGGTTCAGATGGAACTATATATACATTTGTAGCATCTGATGCACCAGTACCAGAAGATGTTGCAGGAGGAAACACATATTACTTTGTTGGTAGTGGTTCTCTTGCAGTAACGGGTAGTACTTTAACAGTTAACTTATCAACTGAAATTAACGCAGTTAGTGGTATTCCAGTATCTACTTCGTATTTAGATCCTGCAACCTTAGTAGTATCAGCATCAGCTACTGGAACTGGTGGAAATAGTATTAAATTCCAATCTGGTAGTACACAGACAACTTTACAAGGTGGTACAAATCAAGCGGGTGGTAAAGTACTTGCAGTATTAGCACCATCTCGTGGTGGTTCAAATGGAACTGCAGATTTAGAAGGTAGTACAATTAGTGGTACTTGGGCAGATGCAACACTTCAGTTGAGTGGTAGTAATTGGGGAGCTAAAGGAATAGCAACCACATACGCTACATATTCATTTTCATTTGATACTGGAAGTTCAAGTCCTCAATATATTGAAGATGTATTTAGTAGTGATGCACAAGTTCAAACTAACGCAGGTGGAAATACTCAACCAGCATATTTGTATAAGAACTTTAAATCACATCAGAATAGCTCGGGATACAGTTCGGGTGATTCTGTGAGTGTGGTAGACGGAAGTACGAGTTTAGCAATAACATATCAAAATGCATCTACACCTTATATACAATCACAGTTGGTAAGTGGAAATCGATATAACTTATTTAAAGTTAAGAGTCGTTCTCATGGTTCTGATGTGAATAGAAAGTATAAGATTAGAGTATTGAGTGTTAAGAAAGCTGGTACAATTGCAGGTAGTGATTATGGTTCATTTTCATTACAAGTAGCACAGACTGGATATGATGATAATTTATTAACCCAAAATAATGTTTTGGAACAATTTGATAATTTGAATTTTGATCCATTAAGTCCTAATTACTTTGCAAGACGGATTGGTGATAGGTATGTAACAATAGCCTCGGATGGTAAACTTACTTATAATGGTGATTGGCCAAATATGTCTAAACATATTTTCTTATCTGACTATTCAGCAATAGCCGATGGTGAAAGACCAAAAAGTGTTGTTCCTATGGGACATGCAGCAATTAGTAATCCATTCGGTAGTGATGATTCAACAATTCCATCAGCATCATTTAAACGGAATCAGTTAAATTCAAATGATACTTTCGAAGCAGATACAGTATATTATGGTTTGGATTATGATAACGCTAATATAGGTGCTAGGGAAGATCTACAACAATTTTTAGCTCCAGCCAATAGTTTTGGTGATGGTGCTAATATGTCTATGAGTTTGGAAGATATGTTAGGACATGCGGACGCATCTACACTTGGTGATACTTTTTCAGACGCAACAGAAAAAGTAACACTTGCATTATCTCATGTTAGACAGAGAAAGTTCGTTGTTCCATTTCAAAGTGGATTCGATGGTGCTAATCCTGCAGTTCCTAAATTTACAGCAGCAAATATTGTAGGTACAAACACACAAGGATTTGATTGTTCAACTTCTTCTACAGCAGGTACAACTGCATATAAGAAAGCAATTAACGCAATCAGTAATCCTGATGAGTTTGATATCAATATGTTAGTAACACCTGGTCTTATTCATGGACTACACTCAGCTGTAACTAATCACGCAATATCTAAGTGTGAAGCTCGTGGTGATGCATTCTATATTATAGATTGTGGTATTCATGGTGGATCAATAGCAAGTGCAACTTCGACTATTAATACACTCGATACTAACTACGCAGCAACCTATTACCCTTGGGTAAAGATTGTTGATAGGAATACTTCCTTACCAGTATGGGTTCCGCCTTCAGTTGTGTTACCTGGTGTTATTTCTTACACCGATAGTGTAGCACACGAATGGTTCGCACCAGCAGGTTTGAATCGTGGTGGATTACAATCACAGGGAGTAACGGAAGCACAGACAAGATTGACTCACGCTGAAAGAGATGAACTCTATGAAGCAAGAGTTAATCCAATCGCTTCATTCCCAGGTCAAGGTGTAGTAGTTTGGGGACAAAAGACCTTACAAGGTCGTCCTTCAGCACTTGATAGAGTGAATGTACGAAGATTGTTGATTAGATTGAAGAAGTTTATCGCTTCATCAAGTAGGTACTTAGTATTTGAACAAAATACTGCAGCTACGAGAAATAGATTCCTTAACATTGTGAATCCATTCTTAGAGTCAGTACAATCAAATAGTGGTTTATCCGCATTTAGAGTAGTAATGGATGATACAAATAATACTCCAGATGTTGTTGATAGAAATCAACTTGTTGGTCAGATATTTATCCAACCAACACGGACAGCTGAATTTATTGTATTGGACTTCGTAGTATTACCAACAGGAGCTACATTTCCTGAATAAGTTTAATCAATAGATTAAATAAACAAAAGCCCCTCTTTTTGAGGGGTTTTTTGTTGCCCGATATATTTATATATGAAGTATATAGTAAAACTTCTATAAAACTATGAAAAATGAATATAACGATTTTTTATAATTTTGATATTTATAGTTGAAGAATTAAACTTATTGGAGATTAAAGATGCCAGAACTATTAGATCCTTCTGAAATAATGTTCACACCGTTTGAACCGAAAACGAAAAATCGGTACATCATGTATATTGAGGGAATACCAGCTTATCTTATTAAAACAGCTAATAGACCTACAATAGCTTTTGAAACTATTGAACTTGACCATATCAATGTTAAACGATATGTTAAAGGTAAGGGTTCTTGGGAAGAATTAGAAATAACTCTATATGACCCCGTTGTTCCAAGTGGAGCACAAGCAGTAATGGAATGGGTAAGGTTAGGTCATGAATCAGTAACAGGTCGTGATGGATATTCGGATTTTTATAAGAAAGATGTAACAATTAATGTGTTAGGTCCAGTAGGTGATAAAGTTGAGGAATGGACATTAAAAGGTACATGGATTACCAACGCAACATTTGGTGATTTAGATTGGTCAAACGCAACTGATCCAGTTGATGTAACTTTGACACTAAGATACGATTACGCTATCCTACAATTCTAAGGAGAAAATATGAGTTTTTTAACAGAAATGCTATCAAGTGATGCTAAAATATCATCAAAGAGAACTGTTGGTTTTGCTGCTTTCTTTATGTTGATTTGTTGTTGGGGTGCTGACACCTTTTCTGCATTTGAGGTAAAGGATAAAATATTAGAATGTTTTATGTACATTACAGTAGTTGGATTGGGTGTAACAGCAGCGGAGAAATTTGCATCACCTAAATAATAATTTTGACTGGGTATCTTAACTGATACCCAGTAAAGTTTTAAATAATTGGTTATATTGTATAATTCAATATAGAATACAAAGGAGATAAAACATGGCAGAAGAAAAACGCCAATTTCCAACAGAGATGGTAAACTTGCCTTCTAAAGGAGTACTTTATCCAAAAGAATCTTCCATATCAAAAGGAGAAATTGAGGTAAAGTATATGACAGCAAAAGAGGAAGATATTTTAACATCACAAAATCTGATTCGGAAAGGAATAGTAATTGATAAACTGTTAGAATCATTAGTAGTAGATGAATCTATTAATTTAGATGATATTCTTATTGGTGATAAAAATGCATTAATGGTAGCATCAAGAGTATTAGGATATGGAAAGGATTATCAGTTTGAACTTAATTGTCCTGCCTGTGGTGAAAGAAATACTGATAATGTTGATTTGACAAAGTTAGGAGAAAAATCTATTGATCATTCACATCTTAAAGGTGGAAAAAATGAATTCGATTTTGAACTTCCTACGTCTAAACGAAAGATTACTTACAAATTACTCACTCAAAGCGATGAACGTGAAATTGATGCAGAACTTAAAGCTTTAAAAAAGATTTCAGGTGGAAGTAATGTAGATCCTGAAATAACAACACGATTAAAAAGAGCAATAGTATCTGTTGATGGTAAATCTGATACTGCTTATGTTAATAGTTTTGTAGACAATGAATTTTTATCACGAGATTCTTTAGCATTTAGAAATCATTTATTAGAAATCACTCCAGATGTAGATATGAATTATCTATTTACTTGTGAGTTATGTGATTTCGATCAGGAGGTGACGGTCCCAATGACCGTCCAGTTTTTTTGGCCTTCAGCCAAAAGATAGACCTCTAATACACACCGAAATATTTCAGCTCTGTTTTCACGGAAAGGGTGGGTTTACTCATTCCGAAGTCTATACTATGCCTACATTTTTTCGTAGGTTCTATTTAAAACAATTAGAAAAATCATATCAAGAAGAAAAAGAAGCTTACGATAAAGCTTCCGGGAAATCTTCCAAAGGAATTTCTCGTCCCCCATCGGTCAAAAAATAAATAATCTTATATTTATTATTGAACCAATCCAAGGTTTTATTCAGCATCAAAACAATAATTATATTGGAGTATTTTTATGAAAAAATCACAAAATGAATTGCGTGAATCTATTCTTTCTAAATTGATGGCTAAGATTGCAAGTGGGAAAAGAGTTCCGAAAGCAGTTAAGTCAATGGTAGATAAGGATCCAGAATTAAAAAAGAAGTTTGATGCTATTGAAAAGGATTTGGAAAAATTAGGAAAAGATACTAATAAAATATCAAAGCAAATAACTAAACGATATAAAGGAACACCACTCGAAAAATTTTTCTCCATCGGATAAATTGGATAAGTCATGGCAGATAAAGACGCAATTAAATTAACTAAAGAAAGAATAGCAGCTTTAAAGGAACTGCGAAAGTTAGAGGGAGAATTAACTGCGCAACAAGCAAAGACACTTGATGGACTTCGTGATACTCTTAAAGAACTACGAGGTTTCGGTAAACATCAGCAAAATATTATAAATAAGGGTGGGGTATATTCAGATTTATCTAAACAATGGGCGATGAATGCTGCATCAGAAGGAAAAACTCGACAAAATCTCGCAGGATTACAATCGAATCAAATGGGTATGTTTCAGAAGGCATTAAGTGGTGAACTGAAATCTCAGGAAGTCCAACAACAAAGAGTTGATTTGCAACAAATGTTAAATACCGAAATAAATAAACTTAAAGGTATTCAACCACAATTACATGCGTTGTTATCAGACCAAGTAAATTCGTCATTAAATATGTTAGATACTATAGAAGATACGAATGATGCTTATGTTGAAAGGGGTGATTTGGCAACCGAACTAACAGATAAACTTAATATGTTTGAAAGAGGATGGGATAGTATTAAGGAAAAAATAGGTGATGCTTGGAGTGTTGTTAAGGCAAATCCTATTAAATCAGTAATAGGATTACTTGCGGTTGGAGTTATGGCAGTAGGTAAACATTTGATGGGAATTGTTAAAGGTGCAGTAGCAATGCAAAAAGAACTTGGCGTTGGTGCAGGATTTGCAATGGATTTAGAATTGGCCACAAGAGAAGCAGCCGCTGGTGGATTTATGTACGGTGAAAATTTAGAAGATGTACAGGCTAGGGCATCCACACTTGTAGAAGAATGGGGAGTTATAAATGAAGAAACCAAAAATTCTATTACAGCTGCAAATGATTTAGAAAGAATGTATGGTGTATCAACTACATCTGCAGCACAACTTGCTCAAATGATGGAATCAACATCAAGTTCAACCAAAGATGTTTTATTACAAGATATGGGTAAGGAAATGAAAAAAATGCAGAAGTCAGGTGTTCCAGTTGGTAAAATTATGGAAGAAGTTGCAAGTGATACGGACTTTTTTGCAGGACATATGAAAGAAGGTGGAAAAAATATTATAAAAGCAGCCGCATTTGCAAAGAAATTAGGTATGAGTATGACTACTATTAGTGGGGCCGCAGATAAATTATTAGATTTTGAATCATCAATAAATGCTGAAATGGAAGCTAGTGTATTATTAGGACGAAGTGTTAATATGGAACGGGCTAGAGAATTAGCATTTGCTGGTGATTTAGAAGGAATGCAAAAAGAGATTATGAGACAAGTTGGTTCAGAAGCTGATTTTTTGGCGATGAATCTAGTTCAACGAGAAGCATTAGCAGAAGCCGCCGGACTAACTCTTACAGATTTAAGTAAAATGGTAGCCGCAGAAGAAAAACTTATGACTATGAGTGCTGAAGATTTAGCAAAAAAGAAGAAAAATGAACAAGTTACTAATAATATACAAAAAATATGGCAGTCGATTGTTGGTGTTTTTCAGACATTATATCAAGAGTTTATTACTCCACTCGGTCAAAAACTTTTGGATATATTAGGAGTTTCTGGTTCGATGACTGGTACATTTGAAATGACTGAAAAGGCAATAGCAAAATTCGCAGGATATTTAAGACCAGTTTTCCAATTTGTAGAAGATATTGGTATGAAGTTTATAGGATGGATTTCAGAATTATCGAAAGGTGAAGGAATAGTTGCGAATCTTAAAGAAGATTGGGAGGATTGGAAGAAATCTATCGCAGCAATTTGGGAAAAATGGAAAGGATGGTTAGTTACAATAGGATTAATTTACGCAGCAATTGTAATAATCCCACCTCTTTTCGCTCTTATGGGAGCGGGTGGTGCTGCAGCCGGTGGTGCACTTGTTAGTTTAGCTGCGGGATTAACTGCACTGGGAACAGGAGCCCCAGTCATTGCAGTAGGTATTGGTATATTGGTTTTGGCTATGGCTGGATTTGCTCTTGGAATATATGCATTGTCAAAGGCAATAGAATATGGAGAAAAAGGATTTAGAATATTTTTTGAAGTAGTTGGTGGTTTTGTTTTGGATGTTTTACGAGAACTCATAGGTCTGATAGTTCAACTTGCTCCTCATGTTGTTAATTTAGCATCAGTAGTTGGTGGAGTTCTTATAGATGCGTTCACAATATATAAAGATTTAGTCATAGGAATAATTGAGGCTATCAGTGGATTAATTACTGGAGTTTTTACTTCAATTTATACTACTTTTGAGAAATTTGCTCAAATAGGAAGAGAAGGTGGATTAGTATCAGCGGCAGCTGGAATAGTGGCCATTGGCGCAGCATTAGCCGGATTTGGTGCTGGTAGTGCAGTAGGTGGAATTCTATCTTCTATTGGAAACTTTTTTGGTGGTGAACCAGTTAAGAAATTTCAAAGATTTGCCGCTTTAGGACCTGGATTGACGACAACGGCACAGGCAATGAGATTATTAACAGATTCAATGGAAGCATTTTCAGATTTATCTATAGATAATGAGGTAGGTTCATGGTTCAAGGGTGGAGTTACTAAAATACAATTAGTTAGTGATGCAGACAAAATTAGACGAGAAGTAACTGTTACAGATAAGAGAACTTCAGATAAATTAGATAAAGTAATTACATTGTTAGAGAAACAACCAACGTTTGATTCAACACAAACAAATGTTAAAAAAACAATATCATCAATAGAAGGTGCGTTCGCAAATAGATAAAATGAGTATATTAAAATTAACAGAAAATTTAGAAAATTTTATTTGGACAAACCACGAGGATGCTGGACTTAATCACAGTCAAATAAGTGGTCGTTATGGTGGAACTGAGCCACTTGGTCAACCACCACATCAAGAAGAACATAGTAAATTTGATAATGGTGTTGGTTTTGGTAAATATCCAATTGATACACCACAAACTTATACAGTTGGTAATATTATTATTAGTGGGAATAAAACTTTTCCACGACCTAATGTAGATGCAATCGCTTTGATGACAGATAGAGTTGGGTGGCCTTATACACCATTTGATAATGGAGTACAAACAGGACCAGTTGATTTTTTTAGTGGAGTTAAAGGTTCTTGGGGAACGGGAACTTTACCACTTGGGTTTTCTTTTGACATGACCGATTCATTTTTAGCACCAGGTACTCCACCCGTATTAAGTTTAAATACATTAAGACATACAATATATTCAGTTGGAGTCTCACCAGAATTTACGATTAATACTAAACGATATGATGAATTACTTGGTAGTCAATTTAATACTGTAGGTGGAATTATAAGTTCACAATATACTAATACGGATCAAATTCATCAAAGTTATGGGACACAATTCCATATATCAGGATTTAATCGTGGTGATATGTATATTTCAAATATTACAGAACCATCTATACCTACATTTAAGTCATTTAGTCGTGGAAGTGCTATATTGAGTAGATATCAATTTGATTCACCAAATTTTCCATTCCTTGGTACATATGATTTTCCAGATACAATACCATATAATATTCCACAAATAACTGCGACAGGACCACAGAGTGATTCAAGACCATTTGATGATACACCACAACATCAATATGCACATGGGAGTAATTTTTTAACCGTACCGTTGGCAAATTATAGTGGATTGTATATAGGATCACAGGGAGAAGTTATCCCCATTACACCATCCGTAATTGGACTCGGTGTAAATACAGGAGTTGCAGGTACATTTGATTATACTGAACTTCGTGGTAGATTATACGACCATTATCAAGATCATTATCAACAGAGTACTACTAATTTTGTAAATATACCATACGGTGATAATTTATTTGGAGAAGATGAGGCATGGAAAGGTGGTTCAATTCATATAGGTTCACAAGATACTCCATTGGCAATAGGGGTTGATAATATTCCTGTTTATGATTTTATGACTACACCTGTAGATGTAGAAAATTTATCAAGTCTGTATTCACCACCCGCATCAGATAATTTATCAGCAACATTTGGTTTGGCACCAGTTGGTTTAACTACACCAGATTTTACTACTTGGGGAACACCTGATATAACTATTCCAATATCCTATGATAAAACAAGAAATGTATTTAATCATTATACAATTCCAGAGTTTACAGATTCTATTCATCATTTTGAAGGTGATATTGCAGGTACTGAACACCCTAATAGTATTTTTCATCAATTAGGACTTATATCAGGAACACAAGCAGATACGACATCTGGAGATAAAAATTATAAGGTATATAGTCAAATAGATAATGTTACTTTTTCAAATTTACTTTTGGAGACGGATCCATTTAATGGTGGTTGGAAAGGTGGTTCAATTCACATTCCAAGTGATGTTACGGAGGCATCTGCAATTGGTGGCGGAGCTTTACAATTTGCTAATTTAGATGTATCAGATCCATTAGGAACACCACATCAATCAATTTATCAAAATGCAGATGGAGAATATACAATTCCTTCTGATTTTGAATCTATATTATTAGAAACGGGAGGTGAATCACAAAGAACATTTAATATTCCCGCGGACTATCCAAATAATTTATACGCATATAATATTGATACACAATTTGGAAATTCCTGGGGAGCAAAATACATACCATCTGATTCATTTACTGGAGGAAGTGGAGAGACTACATATTATTTAAATGATAATTTTGAGTCAACTACTTTAGCGGCAAGATTTTTATCATATAATTTTAATAACCCAGACTGGCCATATAAAGGAGTAGGTTTAAATAATTTTAGACTTCTTCCGATAAGCCCAGCAATGAAAACTCCTGACCACGCTGAAGGTAATAACAGTGCTGCAATGATGATGATAGGACAGGGACTTATGCTGACTGGTAATCCAGTTGGGTTGGCAGTAGGTGGAGCTCTTGCAATGGGTGCTGCGTTAGGATTAGGTAACTGGAGTTGGACAGAAGAATTACCAGATACACATCAACCATACATAAGAAAAGATATAGGTCAAAGATATGGTGATTCAAATCCAAGTTCTAATACACCACATCCGAGAACAGTAGGTACACCATTAGATTATGGTTCACTTGTGGAACAACGAACACTTGATGATGTTACAAGAATTGAAAATTGGTTAAAATCTCCTATTGGAAAAAAATGGGCTGGTAATCAAGCATATTTACAAGGATTAAATCCAAGACCAGAAACTCGTACTTGGGATAAATCAAGTATAATTAATTCAATAGCACCATTTCTTCATGCCGATAGACATTCACACGGACTTTTAAGTGACGGTGAAAGTTATGAAAAGTATAAACCTCTTATAGATGGGGAAATGGCAAAATATGGATTTGGTATTCGGTATGGTGAAGGTGCTGATTATGGAGAAATAAAATTAGGTGCTACTGAAGATGATTATAAGAGTAGATTAACAAGATTGACAAATGAATTTATTATTCCAGAAGTTGTAGCATCTGTAGGTACTGGATTTTTAGGTGGAATTGCCAGTGGTATAGCAGGAGCAATAGGTGGATTACTTTCTGGTACCGCAACAGGAATGCCACCAGTTACACCATCTCATGATGTAAAAAGTCAAGGTGGTCCGTTCGGAGAAAGTAATATCTGGGTCAAGGCGGAGGGTCCAGGTCAATATACTACTACACCATATTCTTTACTTGGTCACAATGAGTATTTCACAGAGGCCAAACCAACAGACACTACATCAGCACCTCCAAAAAAGGAGGAAGAAGATCCAAGTATTTCAGAAGCATTCAAGTCGAAAATGAAGAAAATGGTCACGGTTGCATCTGATGGTATAAGTAAACTTGAAGGGGCCATGGTTAAAAGAAATCTGGTCAAATTTGTTAGAGAAAAAGAAGATAAACAAACATGGGAAAAAGTGGAAGAAAGTTTCAAGTCTCGTGTTGCCCAACTTAAAAAAATTCATAATACACTCGGAGAACCTGGAAAAAAAGGTGCTTTAGTTCCTATAAATGATACCAAGACGGGATTAGGTCATATTAAAGTTCTGAATGGGGAACAGGATCCTAAATATAAAACATCTGCAACAGACAATGTTAATATGATTCCGTATGGAAAGGATTATAGTGATGCTGATTCGGATTTTATAAAATTTAAATTTAAAGATATTGTAAATGATAAATTTATTGTATTTAGAGCAATTTTAAGTGGTATATCAGATAGTATTAGTCCAGAATGGGAATCCACAAGATATATAGGTCGTCCAGATGATGTTCATGTTTATACGGGAACTTCAAGGTCAATTAGTTTTACATTTAATATTTATCCAAATACAAAACAAGAGTTTCCAGTATTACTTGAAAAAATGAATTATCTTGTTGGATTATGTTATCCATCATATACTGCACAAAATAGAATGATAGCACCATTTATAAATTTAACAATGGGTGATATGTTTGTTGATACTCCTGGATTTTTAAGTAGTTTAAGTGTGGACGTTGATGATAACTCAACATGGGAAATCGATAACGGGTTACAATTTCCTAAATATATTACTTGTGCATGTGAATTCACTTATGTAGGAAAGTATTTACCATCAACATTAGGAAAACATTATGAATTAGGATGGTTGAGTGATCAAGGTTGGACATCAGTTAGTGCAGGAACATTTAAAAAGACAAATGGAAAACAAAATGCACGACCAGATAGATCCATCTTGCTTGAAGATAGATCAAATACTGATTTAGGAAATATAAATAATTTATTTGATAAAATAGATCCTGTTTCATCAAATGGAGCATAGGAGTTAAATAATGCCAAGTAGATACAAAAACACTTCAATTAAAACGGATAAAAGAGGGAAACGAGTTTTTAAACCAACCATATATCCTAAAATACCTATACAAGATAGTGATGTTTTTATATATCCTATTTTTGGGGATAGACTTGATACTCTTGCTCAAAAGTATTATGGTGATGTATCTTTATGGTGGATTATTGCAAAGGCAAATAATTTAGATACAGCAGAAATAGGGTTGTCTACTGATAATCAAATTAGAATACCAACTAATATAGATTTTATTCTCAACAGATTAAAAAATATGAGCTGGTAACATGATAACACTGGCACCAATAAATATCGATGTTCAAGATACTCTTAATCAAAAAATTGCCATGATGAAAAAAGGTGAAGCTGGATACGTGTATAAAAACCTCGATACTGGGAAATGGAATACTGGTGGGTTGGATAGTTTTAATCAACCTCTTACAATGACAGAAACATTAGATGCTACGGGTATGCCAGGAGTTCCAAATTATATGTTTGCTAGATCACCTTGGTTGCGGGTTACATCATTTACACCAATAGGAACGAATCAACCATTAATTTTAATGGGTGGAGAGTTAAATTCATTTGGTGAAATGGCTGGTGATTTTACATCTCCTGATGAATTTGTTGCAGGCACAGAATATGATTTTGATATTGGACGAGGGGCAAAGTATTATCAACAAGATAAAAAATATAATATGCCATACAGACCAATGCCAGGAGTAAAAGATATATCAGTAGAATATAAAGGTGGTGGTATGAAATTAGGTGCAACCCGTGGTGGACAAATTAATTGGACCTGTTGGACATGGGAAGAATTAGAAAGATTAACACCACATTTTTTAGCACCGCGAAGAACTGTTTTACTTGAATGGGGATGGTCAATGAAAGGCATCGAATCAGGAATATATGATCTCTATGATACCGATTCAGACGGAAACTTGGTGTTCTCGCCAGATAAAGTTAATAATTTAAGTCAAGAGTTACCAAAACATATTTTAGATCAAAAAGGTCATTATGATGCAATGTTGGGTTTAATTCAAAATTTTGAGTGGTCAGTAAATGAGCAGGGTGGGTTTGATTGTACTACTAATATTATAGCACCAGGAGTTACTTTATTACAAACAAAAGGGAAAGCAGAAGATAAATATAAGAATTTTGCATCATTGCCATTATATACTGCATCTGACGAATTTGAAGATGAAGGTGCATTATGGAAAGAAACGGAAAAAATAGCTCCATATCTTACATATAGAGAGTATATGAGTGACCTTGGTTCTCAAATATTTCATATTAGTATGGAGAGGTGTAAAGATATAAAAGGAGATAACGCCCATACAAGAGGAGAATGGAAAAATAAGAGAGCTTCACTCCCCATACTTAGTTTAGATCGTTTTGGAATCGGTGGGAAGTTATATTTACACAATGTTAATGTTCTTGGAGATTATCACTTTGTGTCTTGGGGTTGGTTTGAAGATAATGTTTTAAGTAGATTTTTTGGTCAAGTTAATTCAAATGCAGAGGGTACAGAAGAAATAGGACAGAAGGTAATAAGTGAATTTAGAAGTATAGAGCATTCTACGGATATAAATGGAAAGTTAGAGTATTATATGGCAGAACCGGAACAACCTGACTGGTGGGATCCCACTAAAGATGGGGCTTGGAATGAAAGCACTGCATTCAATTCTGATAAACAGAATCCAATATTAAAATCAACCAGGTTTGCTAACAGTCCTTATTTAATGACACTTAATACTTCAAAGTGGTTAATACCTAATCGAGATGATATAATATTTGGTAATCCTAAGTTTCGTTGGAGACCAATTGTTGATGGTAATGATACGACATTGAAAAAAATATATTCGCCTCCAGTAGGAACGGATTATATGGAAATCAGAAATATATTTTTTAATGTTGGATATTTAAGTAGAATGTCAAAAAAAGTAAATGATTTAACTTCGGTAGTAACTTCTATCTGGGATGATTTCGCTAGATCATATGGGGATGTATTTAAATTTAAGATAGATTATGATGATGTTAATAAGAGAATGTTATTACGGGAAGAAGGGTATACTCGGTACAAAGTAAACGATATATTAGAAAATAAAAAGAAAATATTGGCAGGGGAAGAAGGGGTTGGTGCAGGAATATTTGAATTTCCAGTTATGGAAGCTGGTTCAATAGTTAAAACAAATACTATAAATGCTAAACTTCCTGATAGAATGCAAGTAGCGGCAATGTATGGTGTAAGAAAGATGGCTGACGAAGATAAGAGTACAAAAGATTATGATGAATTAGTGGGTAATGCATGGGGAATAATTAGTGAAGATCTAAAGGATGACCCAGTGCCCACTGAAGAAGAAAAGAAACTTAAACGAAGAAAGGATATGATGACTGGAAATATTGATTATCCATCTAAAATGAATCGTAGCTTTGGTAGAAAGGATGCAAATTTAAATAAACCATTATTTGTAGGAACAATTAAGTTTGACGAGGAAGGAAGTCAACCCGCGGGTGATGGAACTCAAATAAGACCTTCTATTATTAATAATGTTAATGAGACACAAAAAGAATATATGAACCATATGGCCAAGGTTCATCACGATGGAACGGAAAAGGATATAGATAAGAAAAAACTTGAAAACATATATCTTGCAGCAAACAATTTTCGTTTAATGGCCGCCATCAACAGAAAAGAATTTTTAAACAAAGGATTGAAGTGGTATGAAGTTGTCAGTTTAAGTACTATTAAGTGGGGTACAAATGGAGAAGATGAAGATGGAACATATAGTGAAGCAGTTAATAAGTATAAAAAATTTAACTCTGGTGTACAAGAAGAAAATCTAAAAGTTGAAAAAAAATATATGGAATCTATAAAAGTAAATAGGGACAATAATTCTGGACATATACACTTAAAACCATTGTTTAGTGCTGAATTAACTAAGTTACTTAGGGGCGATTCAGAAGGTGTTCTTGCAAACATAAGTCCACTTGTTCCAGTAGATTTTGAAATGGAAATAGATGGAACGGGGGGAATGTTTCCAGGAAATTCTTTTCATAGTTCTTATTTAGGAACAAGATATAGGGAGGAAACACTTTTTCAAATGATTGGAGTAGACCATTCAGTTGACAGTAGTGGTTGGACTACTACAGTCAAAGGACAAATCAGAGCTAAACCAACGGCAATGCCACGATCCGTCAAAGAAATGCGGGCGGATCTTAAGCGAAATAAGGAAGAGAGTGTGGCTTTAGTGGCAAAACAAAAGGAGATACAAGCTCAAGAGGAAGCGACCGCCCGACAAACAAAAATAGATTTAGCAAATGCGGCTACCGAGGAAGAACGGATAAAAATTCAAGAAGCTGCAGAACGGAGAAGAGCAGAGGTTATAGCAGAGGTTATAGCAGCAAACAAAAAAGCTTATGAAGCAGAATTAGCGAAAATACCGGAAATGGTCAAGATTCTCCATACAGAATTAATTACTGACGTCTACGCGGATGCAGATATAGTATCACCAATTTTCACCGCAGTAGGTTCAATGAGCACTCAAGGCCGAGCGGCTCTAAATGCGGCGTTCTCGGACGCATCGGATGGTACATCTTTGGATGTTGCAATTCAAAACCGAAAATGGGGCGGAAACCAGGATATATATCGTAGTACGGTAGCAGGGGGTGGATCTACATGGTCTTGGAATTTAGGAGGTTAACGAATGGAAATAGAAAGAGTAGCTATAGGACCACTTCAAATAAGCAGAGAAAGAGAATTTACTTATTTAGATGAATATAGTGCAGGAAAATATTATCCTTTGAAAAAAGGAAAAAGATATATAGTATATTATTGGACAGATAAGACAGTTACTTATGCGGATAATAGAGGAAACGAATTGAGAAGAATAGATAATTTTCCTATATATGACCAATATGTGAATAGTAAAGATAATTTAGAGAGAGAAAAATATTTAAAACCATTTAGGTTATTTTTAACTAAAAAAATGAAAGAACAACCGACTGTTATGAGATATTTTGCAAAATTTAAGTTTGATGGTGGAATATTTGAAATATCAAAGGACAATTATAGTGCCGATATGACTTTTTATGATTCAATTTCTTTAACTTGGCAATTAAAAGGTAAAAGGGAACATATTTTAAAGGTAAATCGACAGACACTTAAAGAAAAAGAAATTGAAATGCAAGGAATGAGAAATTTCTTGAAGCCACTTGAATTTTATGAAGAACAACTAACAGAACAAGAATTAGGAGATAGAAAACTTAAATCGTTAGTAAGGAGAAAAAACGTAAAAAAGATTTAAAAGGGAAAGGTAGTAAATTAACGACAACAGGATATTAATTACATTTTGAAGATTTAATTTGATATATATAAATAAAGGTTATAGTAATGAAAATCGATGTATTAGACAAAGGTTATATTGAGGTTGTAGATTCTCTCGGTGATGACCTAACCCCAGTTAATGCTGCCAGAGTATCATTCGGTGGTCGTAGTGATGAATTTACAGAGAAAGATAGGAAACTATCCAAGTTCTTAATCAAACATAAACATTTCAGTCCATTCAGACACCAACACGTGATGATGATTATCAAGGCACCAGAGTTCGTTATGCGACAATGGTATAAACACGTTGTTGGAATTGAAACTACATCAAGTCATCCTACCAAAGACCATGCGTGGAACGAGATTAGTGGTCGTTATGTGGAAGTGGAAGAATATTATGTCCCCGAAGTATTTAGAGCTCAATCAGATGACAATAAACAAGCATCTGAAGGTGAGGTTGAACTACAAGAAGAATGTTTGAGAACTTGGAATGATTCAATAGAACACGCCAAAATATTCTATGATGGTTTGTTACGTAGAGGTGTTGCTAAAGAACAAGCAAGAGTCATTTTACCATTAAGTCAATATACAAAAGTATGGTGGACTGCATCATTTCAGTCTATTATGAACTTCATTGAACTACGAGATGAACCAACAGCTCAAGTAGAGATACAAGACTACGCAAGAACATTAAAGAAAATAATGTTAGAAGTCTATCCAGAAACCACTAAATTATGGGAAGAAGTATATTGGAAATGAACGGTTGGATATTATATAAAAATAAAATAGAAGAATCTTATGAAACTCAAAAACTTGTAGAAGAATTTGAGAAACAAGGACTTAAAGTTCGCGTGGTAAATCCACAAGATGTAGATATTTTTGTAGATAGAGATGATAGGAAAAGTATTTTGATTGGTGGTAAATCAAGACCATTACCAGATTTTGTCATACCACGAACAGGTAGTGGAACAACATATTTTATCAAAGCTATTATTCGTCATTTAGAGAGGTTGGGAGTGATACTTATTAATGGTAGTGATGCTATAGATAATGTTAAGGATAAGTTATATACACAACAAGTTTTAGGACAATCAAGTTTACCAGTACCAAAAACATTATTAGTTAAATATCCCATTGATATAGATTTTGTAGAAAAAAATATTGGATATCCAGCAATTATAAAAACACTAAGTGGTTCATTTGGAGCAGGTGTATTCTTATGTGAAAACAGAACACAATTAAAACAACTATTAAAGATGGCAGAGATAACTAAACCAAGTTATAATATTATTGTTCAAGAGTTTATTAAAGATAGTTATGGTAAAGATTTAAGGGTATTGGTAGTCAATAGTAAAGTAGTTGGTTGTATGATGAGACAATCAATAGATGATGATTTCAGAGCAAATATCACAAGAGGTGGTGAAGGTATTCCATATCAAATTGATGCTGATATAGAATGGTTAGGTGGTGAATCTGCAAGACTACTTAATTTGGATATAGCAGGAGTTGATTTGTTATTTGATGGTGATGGTTATAGTATATGTGAGGTCAACTCATCTCCTGGTTTTGAAGGAATGGATAAATTTACCAAAACAAATGTTGCAGAACAAATAGTTACATATGTAAAACATAAGATAGGTTATAATGAAAACATTCCATCCAATTCGGGGTAAAAGTGTTTATATCATATTTCAATCTAAGGGACTCGGAGATACTTTAGCTTGGTTTCCATATGTGGAACAATTTAGAGTAGAAAATAAATGTAATGTTAAGGTTTTTCTACCACGACAAGAAATGATTCCATTGTTGAAACCAAATTATCCTGATATAGAATTTTTATTAGAGGAAAAATATATCCAACACTTTGATAAAGATGGATTGTGTTTTAAATTACCAATGAGTGCAGATGGAATCATTAGTTATAAGATAGGATGTAGTTGGGATGGTAGACAATATATTCCATTACAACAATCAGCAACAGATACTTTAGGATTATCATTTAAAGAAAAGAAACCTAACTTACATTTTAAGAACTATGGTAGACCAATGAAAGAAAAATATGTTTGTATTGGAGTACATTCAAATGGTCCACAATTAAAGTATTGGAATTATCCTAAAGGTTGGGATTATGTTGTAAGATATTTAAATCATAAGGGATATAAGGTTTTAGATATTGATTTAAATGAAGACCAGAGTAAAGATGGTTATACGAATAAACTTCCGAAAGGTGTAATAAAAAGTCAAGGTAAATCTTTAGATGAACGAATTAGTGAATTAATTCATTGTGAGTTTTTTATTGGTTTGGGTAGTGGATTATCTTGGTTAGCATGGGCAGTAAATAAATGGGTTATTATGATACATGGTATGACTGAACCTTGGTTTGAGTTTCAACATAAATGTATCCACGTTCATAATAGTGAAGTTTGTAATGGTTGTTGGCATAGGGATGAAACATTAAATCTTAAAGGAGATTGGAATGTGTGTCCAGACTATAAAGGAACTGAAAGAGAGTTTGAGTGCTCAAAAGAAATAGACCCACCAATGGTTTTTAGTGCGATAGATAAGATTATAGATGATATTAGAGACAAAAAAAGAGTTTGATGGTTTTATAGAAAAATACAATAAATCTGATTGTATTTTAATTCCAATTTTATGTGATGTGAATAAACATCCACTTGAGAATTCTTTGTGCTTATTATATGTAAAAATATTGGATGGTGATGAATATTTGTTACCATTTCGACATAGTGAGGCGTTGAACCTTGATATATCATATCTTGATAAGTTAAATTCAGATCACAAAAAGTATGTGTATGACAGGAAACAATTTAATCATATTGTTAGTTGGAAAAATGTAATAGATATAAATCTTCAATATTATATGGAACACAATAAACCATTATACATTGAAGATATATCCACAAATTCCCACGATTATTTTAATAGAAAATATTATAAATTACAAGGTGTGAATTGTATAGTTCCTATATTAAAACATTTAGAATTATGTAGGAAATTATCCAATGAATTTCAGAAACATATTGATTTACCAGTTTATAAAGAATATAATGATGATATAATTGATAATTTAACTTATTTAGAATCTTCAGGATTAAGATGTGATAAAGAGATAGTTTATAGTGAATATAATTTATATACATCAACTGGTAGACCAAGTAATAGATTCGGCGGAATCAATTTTGCAGCATTAAATAAGTCAGATGGTAGTAGAAAACCATTTGTAAGTAGGTTTGAAAATGGAATGTTGGTTGAGTTTGATTATGACGCATATCATTTACGATTGATAGGAGAAGTGGTAAATTATAAATTTCCTGATGGTTCAGTTCACGAACATATGGGAGAATTTTACGGATGTGATTATCAAGAATCTAAAAATCGGTCTTTCCAGTATCTCTATGGCCATATTCCGATAGAAGTAGTTCAAATAAATCCATTTTTTGGTGCAGTTCATGATTATATTAATAAAATTTGGAGTGAGTATAAACAAGGAGATTTTATAACTTCTAATATTTATAGTAAGAAGATATATAGAAAAAATTTATCTGAAATGAGCAGGAATAAACTATTTAACTATCTTATTCAGTTGATGGAAACAGAAAACAATATGAAAATGTTGAGTAATCTTATTCCTTTTTTAGAATCATACAAAAGTAAGTTGATTTTGTACAGTTATGATTCATTTTTGTTTGACTTTAACTTAGACGATGGAGTAGACTTTTTGAATAAAATAAAAAAGATTATCGAGAGTAACGGGTTATTTCCCACTAAAACAAGTAAGGGGACAAACTACCATGAAATGGAAGATATCACAGAGAAATTATGAAAAATTGGGATAAAATATTAGACGATTTTGCACGTAAGTGTAAAGGTGGTGCACCAGATATGACCAATCCACGTCATCTTGCTTTATTAAGAGAATCACTAATAAAGTTCGGTTGGAAAGAGAATGCCACTAATGCATTTATTGGTAATTTGAGAGAAGGTGAAAAGAAATATTCAGATAATGCAAAGAATAGAGCTTTAGGTAGAGTGGGATTGCCGTGGGGATCAAAAGGAACACCTCCTGAAAAAGAAGAACCTAAACAAGAAGTTCCAAATGAAGTTAAAAATATATTTGATGGAGAACAAACATCAGTTTCAGTTGGTTTAAATTATATGAGTGATGAGGATAAAAAATTATTCAATGATTTCAAAGATGATTTTTCAGAATTACATAAAAATCCATCAAAAGAATTAGCACAAAAGATGGTAGAAAAATATGGTTTGGAAGTCAGTTCAAGTGGTAAAAAAGTTTATATAAGAAACATCAATTTTGAAGCAAGAAAACTTTTAGGACAAACCAAGGCTACAGCATTTATTAAAGATACCATAGAAAATGCATCAGGTGAAAAATTAAAAGGTGGTGCGAAAGGTGTTAATGTAAAACAAGAAGTAACTACAACATCTAAACCCGATTTAGCAACTAAACGAACAGCAAAAGAAGATTCCAATGTTCAAGAATTATTTTCACAATCACCGTATGATAGATTATCAAGTGAATTTCATCAAGTATTTGGGCCAGTTGGAAACGATGGAAATGTCTTAACACCAA